GCGATACATACATTTATATGGCATTTAAATAAAATTGAATATGGCAAAAAAACGTTTTAAAGATACCGGCGTTGGGAAATTCTTATTAGAAAAAATTCCCAGCGTTGTTGGCGCAATTGCGGGGGACACACCAGTAGGTTCTGTTATACAGGCTATAATTGGTGGGTCTGATATGTCAGAAGCCGATAAAAAAATTGCACTTAAAAAATTAGATATTGAAAGAGCGGAAATAGACGGTACAACAAGACGCTGGGTGGCGGATGCAACTTCAGGATCGTGGCTCGCGGCTAATGTACGTCCTTTAACTTTAGTATTTTTAACAGTAAGTTATGTGGCTGGATGGTATATGGGTTACCCATTAGATTCAATTACAGGTTTACTTACTATTGTTATTGGTGGTTATTTCGGTTCACGAGGGGTAGAAAAAGTATTTGGAAACAGTAAACACAAATAATGAGTGATTTAAAAATTTACGGCATAAACGTCGGAGCAGTCGCATTTTCAGCGTTGCCTAACATCAACCCCACTTTGCAAACCATAGTATTGGTTATGACAATAATATACACTGGGATGAATATTTATATAAAATTAAAAGATAGAAATAAAAAATGAAATATTTCGAAGAATCTGAATTTACTGAATTTGATAAAATGGATCCAGCACTATTAATTATGCTAGATGATTTAAGAGAAACATACGGTTACCCTATAAAGCTGACATCAACATACAGAAGTCCTGATCATCCAATAGAGGCTAAGAAATCTAAACCAGGTGAGCACGCTTATGGAGCTGCAGTCGATATTGCATGCGTAGGCGGCGAAGCAACTTTTAAATTGGTTAAAGCTGCTATTGAAGTAGGATTTACTCGTATAGGCGTTTCAAGAAAAAATAATTTTGTGCACGTAGGCATTGGTTACCCAGGAGCTCCTGAAACCACTATATGGACATACTAAAATAAATTGAATGAAATTAATTAGAAAAATTAGCATAGGCCAAGATTATAAAAATGAGGCTATGCATTACTCCGTTGGACAAGAAGTATACGGAGGGCATACAATATCTGATATTTTAGAAGACGAAGGAGCTTACAAAATATTCATTAAAAAGAATGATGAAATATTACCTTGGAAGTTTTTTAATAAAAACATGGCAGTGTCTGTTGAATATAACTTAGATTATTAATGCGATCACTTTACAATTATATTATATATTCTGAAAATAGATATAACAACTCTACGACTGTAGAAGACAAAGAGTTAATACTTAATACAGAAATATCCGAGAGGGATTACATGTATACAAATAGAATTGGCAAAGTAATATCATTACCTATAATGTTTGATAGCGAAATAAAAAAAGAAGATGAAGTTATTTTGCATCACAATGTTTTTAGAAGATGGATTGATATTTATGGTAAAGAAAAAAATTCATCTAGCTTTGTAAATGAAAATCAATTCTTAGTTGCACCGGATCAAATATACGCTTATAAAAGAAATGGTAACTGGAAATGTTTAAGCGGTTATTGCTTTGTAAAGCCGATAAGTAACGAATCAAAATGGAGCGTTTTAAAAGAGAAACAATTACACGGAGAGCTTGTGTATAGCAACGACGCTTTAAGCTCGTTAGGAGTCTCTATAGGAGACGTGGTGGGCTTTACACCTGATTCTGAATATGAGTTTAATATTGAGGGTCAAAAATTATATAGAGTTTTATCAAATCAAATTACAATAAAATATGAATCGAAGGAAGAAAGTAATTGAAGCTTCAGAAATTGCTTTAATTGAACTTGATAAAGTTATAAGACAAAAAATTAATTTAGTTGAATTAGAACCTGAGAAAGCAAAAATAGCAGCGCAGGCTAAATGGGTGGCAATTGAAGACTCATTTAAAATTATAGAAAAAATAGAAGAGTTATCGTCAGATAAAAAAACTGAAGACAAAGTAAAATTTTTAGGTGTAGAAGATAGAATAAAATAATGTATAAACAATCACTTTATAACATTACCAGAGATCACCTCGATACTAAAGAAGTAAGAAAAAAAAATAGGCTTAAAAAATATAAGTACGGCTACGACGATGATTTAGATTGCGTGGTCATAAGTAAAGACGGTACAATCGGAGATATATATGAGGTTCAAGGTCTTAAGATAGCAATACCTCAAACCCCTGAAAAAATAGATGGTCAAAAGCTAAAAGCTAAAGATCAAGTATTTATAAGAAGGGAAAGACCAGAATCTTTAAAAAGAATAAGATCAATACATGAATTTAAAAACCATCCAGAACAAACTAAAGAGCAATACTATAAATATATTGATGTTGAGTTTAATCATAGGAATGATGGGTATTGGTTCATGTGCAACAGTGAACCGTGTTACATTACAGGGTCACACTATATGTACCTCAACTGGACAAAGATTGACGTGGGTGCGCCCGAATTTAGGCAGGCAAACAGAATATTCTATTACTTCTGGGAGGCTTGCAAGGCAGACTATAGGTGTTACGGAATGTGCTACCTCAAGAATAGACGGTCTGGCTTTAGCTTCATGGCATCATCAGAAACTGTTAATGTGGCTACGACGTCAAGAGACTCTAGGTTCGGTATATTATCGAAAACGGGTGCTGATGCGAAAAAAATGTTTACCGACAAGGTTGTACCGATCTCGGTAAATTATCCATTCTTTTTTAAACCCATACAAGATGGTATGGAAAGACCAAAAACAGAGTTGTCTTATAAATTACCATCAAGAAGATTAACTAGAAATTCTTTTAAAGAATCAGATGATGAATTATTAGGACAGGGTTTAGATACAACAATTGACTGGAAAAATACAGGAGATAATAGTTATGATGGAGAAAAACTAATACTATTAGTTCATGATGAATCCGGTAAATGGGAAAGACCTGATAATATATTAAACAACTGGAGAGTTACAAAAACCTGTTTAAGATTAGGTGCTAGAGTTGTTGGTAAATGCATGATGGGGTCTACCTCTAACGCTTTAAATAAAGGCGGTGATAATTTTAAAAAATTATATTACAACTCAGATGTTAACAAGCGAAATAAAAATGGACAGACTTCAAGTGGACTATATTCTTTGTTCATACCTATGGAATGGGGCTACGAAGGGTTCATTAATAAGTATGGATACCCTGTGTTCGAAACACCATCATCTCCGGTTGAAGGAATTGATGGAGGCCTCATTCGTGCGGGAGTTATTGAGCACTGGGAAAATGAGGTAGAAGGATTAAAGAATGATGCGGATGCATTAAACGAATATTACAGACAATTTCCTAGAAGTGAAAAACACGCTTTTAGGGATGAAACATTACATTCTTTATTTAATTTAACAAAAATATACGAGCAAATAGATCACAACGAAGAAATGACTTCAAAAGGTTATGTTGCTCAAGGGAGTTTTTCTTGGAAAAACGGAATAAAAGATACAGAAGTAATTTGGACACCTACTAAAAACGGTAGATTTTTTGTTAGTTGGATACCTAAGTTAGAACTTAGAAATAACATTATTGAAAAAAATGGTATTAAATATCCTGGTAATATAGACTACGGCGCATTTGGTTGTGATAGTTATGATATTTCCGGTACTGTTGGTGGTGGTGGATCAAACGGAGCGTTGCATGGTTTAACAACTTTTTCAATGCAACCCGAGTTTCCGTCAAGCAAGTTCTTTTTAGAATATGTTGCAAGACCCCAAACAGCAGAAGTTTTTTTTGAAGATGTACTTATGGCAATAGCATTTTACGGTATGCCAATACTTGCAGAAAATAACAAGCCAAGATTACTTTATCATTTAAAAAGAAGAGGGTATAGAGGTTTTTCTATGAACCGGCCTGATAAATTACGGGGTGCATTGTCTAAATCTGAAATAGAATTAGGTGGTATACCTAATACATCAGAAGACATAAAGCAAGCTCACGCGGCTGCAATTGAATCATATATAGAAGAAAACGTTGGTAATCAAGAAGATAGCCACGGTAATATGCACTTTCAAAGAACATTGGAAGATTGGGCTAAATTTGATATATCAAAACGTACAGCTTATGATGCGTCTATTAGCAGCGGTTTAGCTATAATGGCTTGCAGAAAACATTTATATAAACCACGACAAGAAAGAACAACAAAAAAACTAAATTTTTCATTCTCTAAGTATAAGAATGAAGGCGATAGAAGTATGCTAATTAAATAAATATGGCAAAAACACAAAAAGATTATTCTATTTTTCCTAGCCAAGCGGTATCTGATTCTAAAAAAAGAAGTTCTGAATATGGATTAGAGGTAGCTAAAGCTATAGAACAGGAATGGTTTAATAAAGACAGGGGACAGGGCAAATACTATCAAACTAGAGACGAATTCCATAGACTTAGATTGTATGCTAGAGGCGAACAGTCTATTAGAAAATATAAAGACGAATTTGCAATTAACGGTGATTTATCTTACCTTAATTTAGATTGGAAGCCTGTACCTATTGTACCCAAGTTTATAGATATAGTTGTAAACGGAATGCAAGACAGGTTATTTTCTATTAAAGCTTTCGCACAAGATTCAATTGCTACCGGCAAAAGAACAAAATACGTTGAAAGCGTGCAAAGAGATTTAGCTGCTAAACAAATTCTTGCTGAAATTGAAGCGGAATTAGGTGTCGATGCTAGAAATATTCCGGAGTCCGAATTGCCCTCTAATACAGAGGAGCTAGAATTGTACATGCAATTAAATTATAAGCAAGGAATTGAAATTGCCCAAGAGCAAGCCATAAATAATATATTTCTTAGAAATAAATACGCTGAGCTAAAGAAAAGAACAGACTACGATAGAGCTGTTTTAGGAATTTCCGCAGTTAAGCATTC